AATGGAGGTATGGAAGGGAACGAAGAGACGATGAAAGCGACCAGGGAAGCGTATGCCAGGGAGCTATCGGGGTTAGTGCCGCCGTTGAAAGACCGAACTGTGCAAAGGTACAGGCACACGATGGAGAGGATTGGGCACTGATGGCCTACTACAGTAACCGACAAAAAGCAGCCCACGAAGCCCATGGCTAGGTTGCGACAACAGGCTATTCCTGTACCAAAAATCAACCCACACAGAGGGGAGCCGCTCATGGAGGAGATGGCGAGGCAGGCTACTAAGAAGCAAGAGGAGTTGGACACCATGCTGCGGGACGGAGAGTTGTCGTGAAGAAGTACCCGATAGTTGAGGTGGAGTGGTTGGACTCGATTACGGATGGTGGCTGGCGTCCGCCAGAGGCGTATTTGGCATCTGCGGCTCCCGACCAATGTAGGTCGGTGGGCTATCTACTGAAGTCAGCCCGCACGTCAATAACGCTCATGCAGAGCCGTTCAGACCTCAGTGGGAACATGACCAATTCTGTTACCATACCTAGGGTTGCTGTCAAGAGTATCAAGAGGATGAAGGCAGAGGAAGAGCGATGACCACCGTTCCTGCTGTTCGCCCTTACCGTGAGCTTCTTCCGAACGGGGAGATGCGTCACAACATGCACTACGGCCAGATAGCCGTGATGATGTCCAAGGCACGGGAGATACTTGCGCTTAGCGGAGTTCAAAGTGGAAAAGCCTTAGCCATAGATACGCCGATTCCAACCCCTAACGGGTTTGTTAGCATGGAATCACTGCATCCTGGCGACGTGGTCTTTGACGATGGTGGCAGAGAGTGCCAAGTGATATTTGCCACCGAAATCCAGTATGGACGGAGATGTTTCAGGGTAGAGTTTGATGATGGGGCCTGGCTCATTGCAGATGCTGACCATTGTTGGAAGACCCAGACTGCCACACAGAGGAAAAATGAGACGAGACAAGTCAAAATCCCTGTGCCTGGCTGGGCATACCTGCAAAAGCGCAGGCATCCTCGGTCTAGTGTTGTTACCACAAATGGCATTCGCCGCACCCTTATTTCAAGAGAAGGGGCGCTCAATGAGTCAACGAATCACTCTATAGCCCTCTGCCAGCCTGTTACTTATCGAGCAAAAGACTATCCAATCCAGCCCTACACTTTAGGATGCTGGCTTGGAGACGGCACATCTGCAAGTTCCAATATAACAACTATGGACGAGGAGGTATTGGCTGGCATCACTATAGAGGGTTACAGTCTCCATGCCCGACCATCCCCCAACACAGGCAAAGCTCAGACTTATCAAGTGGGCGGAGGACATCCAAGCGGAAGCCTTGCAAGTCGGGCAAACACGCTGCAAGGGCGGCTTCGTACCCTTGGGGTGTTGAACAACAAACATATCCCAGACAGCTATCTCAGGGGTTCCTACGACCAACGCATGGCCTTGCTAAGAGGCTTGATGGACACCGATGGATATTGCGCTCCAAATGGACGGTGTGAGTGGTCGAGCGTGAAACCTTTGTTAGCTTACGGCTTTGGCGTCTTGCTCTCCTCGCTTGGCATCAAGTGGCGTAGTCGAATCAAAACGCCACTTTGTAATGGGATTCCATCTAAAGACACCACCGTTTTTGACTTTTGCACCACGTTGCCTGTTTTTACAATTGCCAGAAAACTGGTAAGACAGGCGAAGGTCAATCGCCCAGATGTGCGCCGCAGATTTATAACTGCCGTCGTCCCCATTGCATCTATGCCAGTGAAGTGTATTCAGGTGAGCAGTCCTTCCAGCATGTATTTGGCTGGCTATGGTTATGTGCCAACACATAACACCTCAGTAGGCGTGGACTGGATGGACAGGGAGATAGCGGAACGGGGCGAGGGCGACTATCTCATGGTGTCGGCCACGTACCCCCTCATGCAACTGAAGCTCTTACCTGAGTTCTTGGACGTGTTTCAGCACATGCAGCACAAAGGCCGCTATCGTGACTCTGATAAGGTGTTTGAGTTCACAGTAGGCAAGACACGGGTGATATTCGGCACGGCCACCAACCCCGAAAGCCTTGAATCGGCGACGGCGAAGGCTGCTGTGGCCGATGAAGCGGGGCAACGCCAGTTCCGCCGTGAGGCACGAGAGGCTCTCCTGCGACGCCTCAGCATCCACCAGGGGCGGATACTGTACCCCACGACGCCCTACCTGTTGGGCTGGCTGAAGACTGAGCTTTTTGACAGAGCAAAAGAGCCAGATAGTGGCATTGAAGTCATCTCCTGGCCCTCGACGGCCAATCCCGCTTTCCCCCCGGAGGAGTTCGAGCGGGCCAAGAAGACCATGCCTGGATGGAAGTTCCGCATGTTCTACGAGGGGAAGTTCGAGCGGCCCGCTGGACTGGTCTACGACGCCTTCGATGAGGCCGCCTGCAAGATAAAGCGGTTCGCCATTCCCGCAGCCTGGCCCCACTACGTCGGCCACGACTTCGGGACAGCGAACCCCGCAGCCATGTTCTATGCCCAGGACCCCGCCACGGGATACTTCTACGCCTATGATGAGTACAAACCTGGGCCTGGACGGTCTACCAGGGAGCATGTGCAGGAGTTCAAACGGCTGACCGAGGGCTTGAACGTGATGAAACGGGCTGGCGGCAGCCACCAAGAGGAGGAGATACGGGAGGCGTACAGGGCCAACGGCTGGTTCATCCAGGAACCCAAAATCCACGACGTGGCGACTGGCATAGATAGGGTGTATGGCCTTCACAAGCTCAATAAGCTGTTTGTGTTCAATGACTTGCAGAAGTATCTTGACGAAAAGCTGTCTTACTCGTATGCTTTGAACGATAAATACGAGCCGACGGACGACATTGAGGACAAAAGTACTTTCCACCTCCTCGACGCAGAAAGATATATCCTTTCCGACTTCACGCCTGAGCTGGTGGACGGGGACAATCAGAGGTTTGTGATGCAACGCCACGGAGGGTATGCCCGACGCATCATCAGAGCAGGCGGACAGCGGTCCAGGGTGGTGACACGGAGATAAGCGCATGATGCCAGACATGATGGCCCTTCCTGCTCCTGCCGCTTCCCCAAACGGCAACGGCTTTGACCAGGGGATGGCTTTGATGCCGTCCTTCCCACGTCCGCCGACCCCTGAGCAAATCGTCAAGATGGTTGACCAGCACGAAGTGGATGTGCAGCCTCTCCGAGACCGCATGGAGAGCGACTACGAGCTTTACAGGCTCACTGACCACGTGAACACCGACCCTGTGTCAGGCGAAAGCCTCATGGATTATGCGGTTTACACATCAAATGAGCCACGCAACTTTGCCAACAAAGTCATTGCATGGCTCGCACAAGCCCAACTTATGATACGGGTTGAGCATATCAATGACAGGACCCACCCCAAAGAGGTGGATAACCTCAAAGAGAGGTTGTTCCTGGGCTTGCTGCGGGCCGCAGATGAGCGATTGGTGCGGATGCTCCAACCAAAGCTGCGGAATCAGCTATCTTTCTTCGTCAGTGTTCGCGGAGGGATGCTTTCAGGACGCTGTTTGCTAGCCAAACGGCCTGACGGCTCGACTTATGCGGATGTTGCCCCTTGGGACTCCATGAACGTCCATTGGGGGGTTGGCGCCGATGGCCTGGAATGGGCCTGTTACAAGATCAAAAAGACCCGTCAGCAGATACAGGATGAGTACGGCATCAGTGTGGGACAGCAACCTTTCCAGATGGACGGCTCAACTGATGTGGAGCGGGAAGGATTCGATGTTTACGACTTCTATAACGGTTGGATAAACACCGTCGTAACAGCTAGAGAAGTCTTGAAGCCCCCGACGCCGCACGGCAGCGTGAGAGTCCCTGTATACATGATTCTGGTGGGCAATATGCCCATGATTCAGCCTATGGCTACGGCAAATGTCATCAAGGATATAGGGGAAAGCGTTTACGAGTCAGTCCGAAACATCTATAGCAAATACAATGACCTCATGTCCATCGTCCTGGAACTGGTGGCGCGGTCACGGAAGCCCCCTGTAACCATCACGTCGGCAGACGGCAAGAAGACCTTGCCGCAAGACCCCTATGTGACTGGTTCAGAGGTTTCCCTTCGGCCAGAGGAGAAGGTAGAAGCCATGAAACTCCTGGAGATGGCAAAGGACACCAGCCTCTATCTTCAGGTAGTCCTGGGCGAGATTCAACGAGGCACTCTTCCGCACACCGTCTATGGCGAACTGGCGTTCCAACTGAGCGGATACGCCATCAACACACTCAGTCAGGGCATAGAGACAGTGCTGTCCACACGGCTGGATGCCGTGGAGCAGGCGTACCTGCAGATAGGCAATCTGCTCACTGACCAGTATCAGACTGGCTACTTTGATGCCATGCAGCTTTCCGGCATGGAAAGCAATCGCAAATACTTCTCTCAGACCATTGCCCCTGAGATGATAGCGAACAGTTGCGACTACACGGTCAAGCTCGTGAGCCAGTTGCCGCAGGACGACATGACAAAGTACGGGATAGCTCAGATAGCCAAGGAGTTCTTTGCCCGACCTTGGATAAAGGACAACATTCTGGGCATACAGGACTCCGAGCAGACGGAGAATCAGTTCATGCTCCAGAAGGCACAGGAAGTCCTGCCCGAAGCTGGCCTCTTTACGCTGATGAAGGCTGCGGAAGACCAGGGGCATCCCGAACTGGCCTCATTCTACTATCAGGAGCTTTTGCAAATCCTGGCTGCAAAGATGGGCATACTGCCGCCGCAACAGGGCGGGCCCGGGCTTGGCGGCGGCAGTGCGCCAGGGAGAGGAACACCAGGGCAGCGGCCAGAGGTACAGCCCGAAGCGGCCAGAGGGACTCCGCCTTCGCCAGCGACAAGTAACAGCGGGCCTGGTATGATAGCCCCAGGGACACCACGCCCAGGAGCGCAAGGACAGCAAGCGTAAGGAGAAGAGACAATGCCTATAAACGACCCCAACGAACTCACGAAGCTCCAAGCGAGGATCCAGAATGCCACCAGCCTGGGAGAACTGAGCGACATCTATGCGAGTCTGAATACCGCCTATCAGGGCGGCGGTCTCTCGTATCAGTTTTACCAGGAGCTATACGACCTATACAAGGCCAAGTACGAGGCCGTGGCCTCTGGCGGCACAACGGGTGGCATGGGCGGCAACACGGGCGGGACGGGGCAGACAGGGACTTATTCAGGCGTAAAGGCTCTCACGCCTGAGCAGCAGAAATACTTGACTGAGGAAGACCCTGCTACCGCATGGAATAGGGCACTGAACCTGCCCAGTGTTGGGGCCAATCCGTTTCAGGCTTGGCAAAGCCAGCAGTCGAGGCCGGCGTACTCAGCCTACGCAGGCCAAGAGATTCTGAACCGCCAACAAAGGCTGACGCCCCAGAGTTTTCAGGCGTATATGGGGCCGCAAGGAAAGCAGGCTGGAGACACAGCCCTCAATGCACTTACAGGTGCTAAAGGCATGACCTCTGCTGGTCAAGGGGATTGGATGAGTCAGTTGGAGGGGCAAGATATTGGCGGTAGTTTGGCGGCCCTGTTCCAAGCTGCTTTACAGGGCAAAGGATATGCGAGTCCGTTTACTCGCGCTGCCACTCGCAATCTCCCTGGGTATCAGCAACAGTGGACTGCTGACACTGCTGCTGGCGGCGTTGAAGGTAGTCCAACGCTACTGGAATATCTTATGAAGCAAATGGGGCTGTGAGGTCAATATGCCTAACCCATTCGCAGCATTCACTGGAGATACCGCAGGTTTTTTTGGCGACAATCCTGAATCTGCGTATTACAGCTACCAGAACCAGTGGAAAACGCCGAATCAGAAGCGGCACTTCCAGTCGCAGTTCGCCAACATTCAAAACCAGTACCTGGGGCAGCTAGGCCAGATGGTGAAGGCTGGCGGGGCGCCCACTCTGCAATTCGCCAACTTCCTTGAACAATTCCCCTGGGCACAGCAGTTCCAATCCCAGACCCCTCAGCAGCGGGGAGAGGATATCAGCCGCTTCAATCCATTTACCCGATGGCTGGTGTGATAGATGGCCTACTGGGGACTGGTTGCAGAGGATGCACGGCGCAGGCGTAAGGCGCTAGCGTTGCAACCTCCATTGCCCGAAGTAGAGCAAACATCGCTTCAGCCCCCGCTTGGCCCTCTCGCCGTGCCCACGGGGACGACGGAGAAGCCGCCTGAGCCCGGCGAGAAACCCTGGTACATGAAAGGCCCGTCTGAGATTCCAGGTGTTCAGAAGGCAATAGATGTGCTGTCTCCCCCTGGAAGTTTGAGTCGCACCGTTGGGAGTGCTTTGACCACGCCACTTGGACAAGCAGAGGGAATATCACCAGCAGAGGCGCTTCAGCGTGAGTCACCAGTCTCGAAGGTATTGATGGGTCTGCCTGTTGGCGCACCCGTGGGCAGCCTGGCAGGTACAGCAGGACGTGGCGTGCTGCCGCAACTGGGCGCAGGGGTAGGCCGTGCCATCGAGACAGGCGGCGCAGCAGCAGGGATATCCAGGACGGCGGAGACCGTGGCGGCGAGAGCGGCGAAGAAGTCGTCTAGCGGGACAATAGGTTATGCTACGATTGACGAATATGAAGCGGCATTAGCCCGTGGCGACCCCAAAGCCCTTGCTGTACAAGCTAGATTAGAGGGTACGGCTAAACCGTCAGTTGCAAGAGCGGCACTGAAGCCCATTACGGAACCCGCCGCAAAAGCACCAACCGCTGCGGGGCGGAGGCCAGGAACGGCGACGGAAGACGTAATCTCTGGCGGCGATGCGATGGAAGCCGTTAGCAAGGCTAAAGGCAAGAGGCAGTCACCATCTGCGGCAGGCCAGGTCGGGAAAACCTCCCCCGTAGTCCCTGGCCTTGCCGCTTCTACAGAAGCGCAAATCGAGCAGGCCGTAGGGCCGCTTGCGTCAGCCGAGGAACGCCAGGCGTTTGTGGCGAAGCAGGCAGCAGGTGGGAAGCCGCCTATCAAGCCGCCTGAGCCACGTCAAGAGACGGAGACAGTGGCGAGCATAGCGCAATCTGGCAAAGGAGATGTTCCATCCATTGAGGCGGTGGCATGGAAGGACTTTGCCGCCTCCGCTGACCCATCGGGTGCGCCGCCTGTACGAAGGCCACCTACAGCTAAGGGGGCGAAGCCTCCTGGCGATGAACCTGACGACATCTTTGAGGCCGTGAGGAACCAAGCTACTAAGGGAGAGACAATATCCGAGACTTTGTTGCGCCGCCACGAAGCGGCTATCACAACAGCAGAGAATGAGGCCCGTATCCTGGTGGATGAAGGGGTCAAACGGTTCCGTGCGGCTGGCCTGGGAGCCATTCGGCAAGGGCGATGGGTTCCTGAGCAAAAAGATGTGGGTGTGATGGACGAACTGTTTGAGGCACTGCACAATCCCAGCAAGGTTGCAAAAGGTGAAACCAAAATCCCTGTAGGAATGGAAGGTGAGTATTCCCGCCTGCGGGGACTGACCAACTGGGAAGAGTCCATGAGGCTGGACTTTGACCCCGCAATGGCAACTGTGGAGGACTATTTCTACCGTGGCTGGATTGTTCCCAAAGAGGGAGCACCCGCAGTAGCCCAGGGCGTTCCCAGGGGACGGCTTGGTTCTGTGCCATCCTTCAAGAAACCCAGGGTGGACGCCACCTATCGGGAGATGCGGGATGCTGGTTTCGAGCCGATTTCATGGAACCCTTATGAGCAAGGGCGCATATCCAGGCTTCAGGGAGTGCGCTACCGTCAGCAAATGCAGTTGGTTGACCACCTGAAAAAGCTCGACCTTGCCATGACAGATGCGTCAGGACTGGCAGCCACGGGATGGAGGACTCCTAAAGTTGGGCCTGCTTTTGAAGGGAAGGTCTTTGCTACTACTGACGCCACGGGACAGCCAGTCGCCATGTACTCTCGTCGCTGGGTTGTCCCAGACGAACTGGCGGGCAGTTTGGAGAATATGTATGGGATAACCCACAACCTGGGCAATGTCCATGTGGGCAATAGGACATTCAACCTGAGCAAAGCCATTGACGCCGTGGTGTTCATTCCTAAGCGGATCAAACTCTTTGGCTCGGTGTTTCAGCAGATGGACTTTCTGACCAGAAGCTACGTGGGGGCCTGGTCTGGAATGGTGGATGCGCTTATGGCAGGACGGCCTATAGAGGCTGCTCGCCGCCTAGCGGTGTGGCCTAAGTCCGCCGCTGACATTGTTTCAGCAAACTTCCGTCCTGGAGCCAGGGCCGCTATCAGAGTGCAACTCAACAGCACTACGCCGCTTCTGAAAGACAGACCAGGCATACATCTGCGTGGCATCATGGAAGGTGGTCTGTCCACCATTGATACCACCATCTTGCCAAGCAACTTAGACCAGGTGGCACGGGTAGTTGCAGAGGAAGCGGGTTTGTTAGGAAACAAGGCGGTCAGGCGGGCCATAGGCAGCATGGAAAGCTCTATGAGACGGGGGCTGTTTGAGGGAGTTTATCCCGCTGCCCAGATAGCAGACATCAAGAACAATATCGCTCCTATGTTGGTGCGGCGTTACGGGAGTCTTTCGGACGAAGCCTTGAATGGCATGATTGCCAAGGTGACGAATAAGAAGTATTCCACAATTCCAGCATCGCAGAGCGTCTTGCAGAACAGGCCGCTCAGGGAGATTCTTCGTCGTGTGTTTTTTTCCATCAGCGAGTCGGAAGGGCTACTCAGACAGGCAACAGGGGCTATTCGAGGCCCAGAAGCGGGCTACTGGCGTGAGCATTGGCTAGGAGCCTACCTTGGTCTTATCGCCCTTGCGAGTGCCATCCATTATGCCTCTACGGGAGAGGCGCTGCCTTTTGACCGATGGAGTCCTATATCCAAGGATAAGTGGGGGCCATTGCCGGTGGGATACAACCCAAAGTTTGCATCCCCAGACCTGCCTATCAAAGGGACAGAAGGGCGAAACAATCTATTGGACATTGTGGGGCAGCTTGATACTGCATTCCGTATCCTTGACCCGCCTGGGTTTCTGGCTTCCAGGGAGTCCGTGCCTATAAGGGCTTTCACAACCCAAGTAACAGAGAGAGACTACTTTGGAAGGCCGATTGATACGGTTGGGCCAGGCGGCATCTATTCCAGGACGGCCAATCTCATCAACGATATGTTCGCTCCCATAGGTGTAGGCCAGGCGGCGGGACAGATAGCCCTCCAAGCAGGAGGTCTTCCCAAAGGGCTGATTCCTTTGAGTGAACGTGGTCTTGGGACAAAGGGACAACTGGTACAGGCTACGGGTCTGAACCTACGTGCCCAATATCTTCGTGACCTGTGGCCCCAGGACGACTTCAAGGCATACGATGCCTATTTCGCCATTCCTTCCAATGACCAGCAGGTCTTGGAGGAGACGGCGAAAGCAACAGGCGGAATCGCAGATAAGTTCACACGGGCTAGCCTAATGACTCGCCAGAGATACAGGACAGACCATCCCGACGTGGAGGCCAAGCTGTTCATTGTGGGCCAGGTGGAATCTCTTTCGACGAATGACGCCTTCGATATAGCTGTGCGATTGATGAAAGAAAACGGTATTGGAATCAAGGACATCCCAAGTCTAGCCGTAAAGAAATATGAGGCCCCATCTCGTACCAAGTTGCGGGCCAAGTTTGAACTGGCATTGGGGACTAAGACACCTACGCCCGTTACGCCCAAAGCTGCTGTTGCGCCGACGCCTACGCAGCCTATATCTTCGGATGCTTACCGAGAAGCGCAACGTACCCTGGATGCCTCGATTGCGGCCTTGGGTACGCCTACGCCAGAGCCTGTGGGGGCGAGATGATGACTGTATCTGCCAAGACAGCGATATTCTGCGACACATTGGGATGCATATTGCCCATAGCCTATCTGAAAGATGGTGTTCTCATCATTGAGTCTCGGCATCGGGGCAAGAAACACACAGCCACAATTCGCATTGAGGCACTGTACCAAAAGGAAACGCCCTCCACACAACAAATGACCTTAGTAGTTAGTTCGCGAGGCACTTGACAAGCGGGAATAAATGGTTTTACATTAGCACTAAATAGTTAGTGCGCCCCTGATGCGCCCTTTGTTGCGTCCATGAACGCTCCGAAGGGCGTTTGTTGTTTGTGAGGGATCGCATGGAAACGACCGCATCGCCAGCAGAAGTCAACAAAGAGGACAATCCTATCGTTACCGAGTTGGCGCAGCTTGACGCCACGGGCGACGACAAGGAGATTCTGGCTGAGATAGCGAATCTCAATGCCCAGGAAGATGGCACTCCTGAACCTGTTCCTGCTGCTTCGGTCGAGGTTCCCGTTGCCGAAGCCCCCGTCGTAGAACCAGTTGTGACCAAGCCCCCAGAGACTCCTGCTCCATCTGCTGTGTCAACTGAAACCCAGCAGTACATTGCCAGACTGGAAGAGCAGAACAGAATTGCACAGCAACAGAATGAGACCAGAATCCTGGCCGATGTTGTTGCTGCTCATGCCCAGCAGCTAGAGGCTCGGTATGGACTTGCCCCTGAACACGCCTTCGAGATTGCCAAGCAGCAGGGCGACATTGTTTACAGGCAATATGATCAGGAGCGACTACGCCAGGGGCAAATCAACGCTGCCTTCGAGATTGCCAAGCAGCACGGCGTAGATGCCCGTTCCATTATGAATCTTCCCACGCCAGCGGCTATGACCGAGGCTGCTAAGCAAGCTACGACGCAGGGCAAGACCGAGCAACGCCTGGCGGCACTGGAAGCGGAGAATGCCGCCCTGAAGAAGCGGCTAGTGCCCGCTCAGACCTTTGCCAACAACACGGTGATGCCTATTGCCGCCAACAACGATAATGCGCTTCTCGACCAGTACAACAAGGGCGTTAGGACGGAACAGACCATAGCAGCCGCTAGGAAATACGCGGGAGGGTAAGAAATGCCACAGACAGCAACGACGGGTAATTTGGAGAATGCACAGCGAATCATCATCGCAGCGGTGCGGTACACCGAGGAGCATAACGCTCCCGCCATGTCGCTCATTGAGCACATGATACTGAACCAGGGAGAGAAGCAGGTCACTGTACCAAAGGTGGGGCAGATGACCATAAACGACCTGGTGGACGGGCAGGACATCGTGGACGAAGAGGAAATCGGCCCGACCACGGTTGACCTGACCTCTGCCGAGGTTGGTGCAAAGGTCATCGTGACAGACAAACTGGTGAGGCAGAGCCAGCCCAATGTGTTCAGCATGATTGGGCGGCAATTGGGCGACGGCATGGCTCGCAAGAAGGACACCGATGTCCATGCCCTGTATTCCAGCCTGAACGGTGGAACCTTGCTGGGTATCGCAAATGCCAAGTTCAACGTAAGCAACGTGGCCGCTGCCATCACCTACGCCAAGGCAAACAAGTTCGGGAGCAAGCTCTCCATCCTGCATCATCCCAACTCTGTGTACATCTTCACCAAGTCTGGCGCCATCACGCCCGGGGCCACCTATCCCGTTCCGAATGGTTGGTCGCAAGAACTACTGGGCAAGTTCTTTGTGGGACTGCGGCCCCTGAATGGAGTGCCAATCTTTGAGGATGGCAACCTTGCCGTAGACTCCTCGGATGATGCAGTGGGTGTCATAGCAGACCAGGGCGCTATGGTGGTGTTGGAATCGGTCAAGACCCGGACGGAGAGGCAGCGAGACGCATCGCTGCGGGCCACGGAAGTCGTGATGGTATCCGACTACGGCGTCTTCGAGCTTGACGACAAACGAGGGGCCGGATTCAAGTGTGACGCTGCTGCTCCTAGCACTGCTGCCACGGCGTAACGATGGATGCCAGAAAACGCATAGAGGTACGGACGGAACTGGTTAGCCAGGGGTACTCATTTGGCTATGTGGACTCCTGGCCGCCCAAGGTCACGCTCTGGGCGCATCGGGACTTACTAAACACGACTGGTCAGGTAGCAGTGGCGAAAGGGACTGAGATGCCCAATCATCCTGGGCACCCAGACCACCTGGCACGGAAATCCAGGATAGGATTGCTGTCCTGGCCTCCAAGCAAAAGCTGCCAATGCAAGGCTTGCAGAGAATCAAGGATTGTAACGCAACCTGCCGAGGAAGCAGGCGTAGAAGAGCAGGCGGTTGTAACGGTAGTCCGAGGCCGTCCTGCGGGTTCTAAAAACAAACGTCGGGCTACCGCTGGACGCAGAGCCGGCAAAGGAGACTAGCTATGGCATTTCCATTGAACATTTACGGCAAGTTCGGGTGGGAGAAGATTACCACCGTTGGCAAGAAGCACCGCCTGGGCACTCGTATGGAGTTGCCTGATGGTCGTGTGTTCTACTACGCCTTCAGCAACGGTGCCATTGGCGCTGGTAAGCTGGTGATGCAGAAGGACTTGGTGACTGGTGTCCACGGACGTGGCAGGTCTGTTGCAGCCGCCGCCCTGGGCACCCTGGCCATCATCGTGACCAACTCAGGCGCATCGCTTACCAAGGACAAGTACGCCGACGGCACCATCTACGTGACTGATGGTAATGCAGAAGGCCACATGTACATCGTCAAGGGCCATCTTGCCGCTGCCACCACCGCCACCTTCAAGGTAAATCTTGACGAAGAGGATGGCATCGCTGACGAAGCCCTCACCACTGCCTCGAAGGTGGGGTTGCGGCAGAACAAGTGGCTGGACTGCGAACTGTTTGACTCCAACGACATTGACGGCATCCCGTTGGGCGTGGCCCCCGTTGAGGTGGCGGATGACCGCTACTTCTGGTGCCAGACCTGGGGTTCCGCACAAATCCTGATGATAGCCCAATCGTCTGTTATAGGTTACAAGGCACGGGTCTATGCCACGGGCACCGTGGATGGTGGCGTCAGGATGAACAAGACAGCAAGCGCTCAGGCAACAGACAGCCTCTTGCCTGTAATCGGCATCTTTGAAAGCATCGCCACCGCAACGGGGTATGCCCAGATTTTCCTTCAAATAGCCCGGTAAGGTAGCCTATTATGGCTACTTTGCTTGAATATGACCTCAAGAGTGTTCCTGTCGGCGTTGTGCCCCCTGCGCCTACAGGGGCACTCTTGCCCACAGTGCTTGTGGCTATCGTGGGGCCTCGGCCCATGAGCTATGGCACTGAGGGCCGCACCACGCTAGATGACACTCTGGCGATGTGCGCTGCCTACGGGCCATCGGCTGTTCCTGTATTCATTCCAGGTTTCATCACTGAGGAAGAGGCTGCATCCACTGTCCCCCGAAGCAGGCTGCGGGGCCATACCCAGATGCGTAACTGGGGAGTCCAGGCCGCTATAGACGGTGGCTATGACTACCTCTTCCTGATTGAGAACGACGCCTGTTTCACCCCTAACACACTCGAAAGATTGCTCCGCCACGGGCAAGACATCATCCTGCCACGACTCACCTTCCCTGACTTCCCACCTGTCGAAGACATGAACTATGGGCCGCATGACAGGCCAACACGGGAAGGACTGTTGCGTCTGACCTGGGCTGCCCATTGTTGCATTCTGTTCAAAGTTGAAGCTTTGAAGCGTATTGCCCCTCCTGTATGGAGAGGCTTTGGTACTGAGGGCGAAGACCACTACTTCTGGCAGCAGCAGGGTTGCTACCCGCACATGGATGTGGACACGCCAGTCAAAATCCTGGAGTTGGCACGGGGCTTCAAAGACTTCTACCAGATTCCTTTTCGTGCCCATAATAACAATGGAACATTCTGTATTGGCCCTGTTTATCTGAGCCATCAGTCACGAGATATGGGACTCTATCTTTGTAAAGCCGAGGGGTGCAAATACGAGATGATAACCATGAAACCACAAACCATCAGGCCAGATGAGATGAATAACCCATCATTGATGGTCGAGATGGCAACTCTTCGAGAGCATTGGGAAGGCAGAGCCATGAGCTATCCCAGACTCCAATGGCCCCAGGACAAAGGTTATCTGGCGGCACTCATGGATGCTGCTGGGGTTGTGTCTGATGACTATGTGCTGGATGCGGGCACTGGCCCTGGTTACATTGCCCATGAAGTTGCTCCGGTGGTGCACCAGGTAGTCGGCCTGGATGTATCGCCCGCCATGCTTGCACGGGTGAATGGACGCACGGCTGTAAACACGGAGTTCGTAGAGGGGGACATCAGGGCTATTCCTTACCCCAGGGGACGGTTCGACAAGGTGTTTGCCAGGATGGTAGTGCATGGACTGACAGGGCAGGGCGATGCGGACAAGGCCATGCGGGAATGCCTGCGGGTGCTAGTCCCTGGCGGCAAGTTCATCTTCTCCGAGGGTGTGCCAATTAGTCGGATGGCGCAGCAATGGTATACCGAAATGTTCAAGTTGAAGGAAGACCGTATGACCATGACAGTGCCGTTTATGAACCGCCTTATGGTCAGAGCGGGCTTCAAGTACATCAAGGCTGCTGAATATATCATGGAGGGGTTTAGCATCCGCAACTGGCTAGATAACAGCGGGCTACCCAAGGAGAGCACAGACCGCATCATGGAGATACACAGGACGATGCCCGATGCGGTGCGGAAGGCGTATAAAGCTACCATCACACAAGACGACGTGGTGATACAGAGCAAGTTCGCAATCTTGACGGGGACGAAATGACAGTTGCACCCGGACGGCACAAAGTTCTTGCCGACGTTGCGGAGTTGAATGGCTGTCGGGGCGGCAAGCCTGTTGTGCTGGCCCACGGCTGCTTCGACGTGCTGCATCCAGGGCATATCGGCTATCTGAGAGAAGCCAAGGCGAAGGGCGATGTGCTTGTGGTGAGCGTCACCGCGGATGAATATGTGAACAAGGGGCCAGGAAAGCCCGTGTTTTCCCAATGGCAACGCATGGAGCAGTTAGCGGCTCTCGACATGGTGGACTACGTTGTGCCGAGTAATGCACCCACTGCCGCAGAGGTTATTGAGGCAGTTCGTCCAGACCTATTCGTCAAGGGTGGCGACTATGACGAGCAGGGTATCATACAGGAAGAGAAGGATGCCCTGGCGTCAGTAGGGGGGCGGTTGGCCTTCACGCCATACTTTCCAGTTCCCAAGGAAGACCTCAACGGCACATTTCACAGCTACTCAGAGGAGACATGGCGGTGGTTGGAAGGATTCAGGCGGCGCCACAGCGCAGACGAGATTCTGGGATCGGTGGACTCCATTGCGAATCTGAGCATCCTGGTGGTGGGGGAGAGCATTACCGATAGATATGTGATAGTGAACACGCTCACCAAGAGTCCTAGAGAGCACCATCTGTCTGTCAAGAAGCTGCGAACCGAGGCTTATCATGGCGGTTCTGTAGCTATCCAGAACCACCTGGCAGGGTTTGCCAAGAACGTGCGGCTGGTATGCCAGCGTGAGCCGATTGTAAAAGAGCGGTTTGTAGAGGAACAGGAGTTCCGCAAACTGTTCTCGATACAAACATTGCCAGACACGCTATCTATCAAGTTGGAAGGGCTTGACCTTCTGGCCCATGCCGCCGAGTACAGCATGGTCATAGCGATGGACTACGGGCATGGCCTGTTCACGCCTGAGTTACGGGACGGACTGCAAAAGCAGGCCAGGTTCCTTGCCGTGAACTGCCAGACCAACTCTGCCAACTATGGGCTGAACCTTGCGACCAAATGGAAGCGGCTGGACTTTATTTGCATGGATGGTCCTGAACAGCGGCTGGCCCTAGCTAACGGCTGGGATATATACAGCGCAAGCAATGTGCTGCTGACCAACGGCTCAAAAGGCTGCAACTTTGGCATGGACGTCCCATCCTTCGTGACGCAATTGGTTGACAGAGTAGGCGCTGGTGATGCCCTCTTTTCCCTGGCGGCACCGTTGACATGCCTGGGGGTAGATCGAGAGGTAGCGGCCTTTGTGGGCAGTTGCGCCGCCGCCATGCAGTGTGCTACTTTTGGCAACGAGAAGCCCATTGACCCCAAGGTCTTACGGAAGTTCATCAGGAGACTTGTGTAATGGCTGTGGTGACAGTAGCAGACCAGATAGCCCTATACAAGGGGCGAGTTATTGAAGCCATTGAGAATATCAGGGCGACGGAAGTAGTTGTCCTGATAGAACTGCTGCGGGTCATGCGAGATAGGGGCAGCACGGTCTTTGTGGTGGGCAACGGCGGCTCCCAGGCTAATGCCCAACACCTTGTACTCCATCTCCGTGATGTGGGCATAAAGGCCATTGACCTTATGGCCGACTCTGCCTACCTGACAGCGCAGAGCAACGACTATGGCTACCAAGGCAGCGCAGCCCGCCTACTGACACTACTTCAACGTGGCAGCGACGCCCTTATTGTCATAAGCGGTTCTGGGCACTCGGACAACATCCTGGAATGTCTCGGTGTAGGGAAAGGCACAAACATTGGGATATTGGGCTTTGGGGGTGGCCTAGCTCTGCCAATGTGTCAGAGTGCGGTGGTCTTGCCACAGGCCGAGTATGGCCCCGTGGAGGATGCGATGTCTTGTATACTGCACATGATAGCTGAGGCTTTGAAATGAAAAGGGGAAGAGTTGGCTTGTGTTCCTTCGCCGAGTATTTGTACGGCAACCCTGTACCACTTAACCTTAGCAAAGGGTGATAATACAGAGCAGCTATCCACCAACTCAGGAGCAGTATACCACAATGACCTTTGACGCTGCCACAGCCTATGAGAAGATGTACCTGTGCCGACAGGTGGACTTGAAGATTGCACAGGTCTATGGTGGGTATGGCGCATCTTATAATCCCATGCGGACTCCAACACATCTGAGCCTGGGCCAGGAGAGTTGCGCCGTTGGCGTGATGATGGCTTTGCTTGCCGACGCCCATGTGTTTGCCAGTCACAGATGCCATGCCGCCTATCTTGCCAAGGGCGGCAACCTGGACGCCATGATAGCCGAACTCTACGGCAAGGGCACGGGCTGCTGTGGTGGTAGGGGCGGTTCCATGCATCTGCGGGACAAGGCGGCAGGTTTCATGGGAGCCTTCCCTATAGTCGGAGATGGCGTCAGCCTGGCAACGGGGGCTGCTTTGGCGGCGAAGCTAGAAGGCAGCGATAGAGTAACGGCGGTGTTCTTTGGTGACGCAGCGATGGAATCAGGGCAGGTATGGGAATCATTCAACTTCGCCGCCACCCATAAGCTCAGGCTCCTCTATGTCTGCGAGAATAACCGCCTGGCTACACAGACGCCCGTAGAGCAACGTCAGCCAGGGAGTTCAAACATCTGGCAGCGAGTCCTTCTTTTCATGCAATCCAATCGAGTGACCGATAAGGATGTTGAGGTTATCTACAAAACAGTTCAGACCATGCTCCATGAACTGCCCGCCTTCCTGGAAATCAGGACACACCGATGGGCAGAGCACGTGGGGCCAATTATCGAGATGGCCAAGCCAGAATACGACCCCTTGGAGATATTAGGCGCACTGCTGCCAGCTACACAGCGAGACGACATTGAATGGGCAGTGGAGTTTGCCGTGTCGGAAGCGTTCCAGAAGGCTGAATCAGCACCTTGGGCAGAGGTGGAAGTTGCTGTATAAGAACGCTATCTCTCAGGCGATGGTGGACGCTCTCCGCAACGATGAACGGGTGGTTATCATTGGGCAGAACGTCACCACACCACATGGCGTCTTTGGGACAGTCTCCGAAGCGGCACGGCTCTTCCCCAAGCGTGTCTTAGAGATGCCCATATCCGAGACGATGATGACTGGGGCATGTGTGGGTCTGGCGATGGAAGGTTGGAAGCCCATCCTGGTACATACCCGGGCAGACTTCTCTCTGTTCAGCTTTGAGCACCTTATCAACACGGCGGCGAAGTTCAATTTCCTGCACGGGGAGCCGCTGCCGTTTATCATGCGGTGTGTAGTGGGCCGTGGATGGGGCCAGGGGCCAGTCCATAGCCAGAGTTGGCATCACCTTCTGGCGCAGATACCAGGGCTGGATGTGTTCATGCCAGTGTTGCCAGGCAGATATCACAGATGGCTGAAATCGGCTCTGGAGAGCGGCACCCCCACCATCATCTTTGAACCACGCCGCCTCTATGACCACGACCTGCTGGGAATGTCTGACCAGAAATACTACCCTCTGCCCGACATCACCATCTTCGCCCTTGGCGACATGGTGCTAGAGGGATATGAGGCAGTGAAGGTGCTAGAGGGCATGGGTGTACGGCCCAATCTCCATGTATGGGAGCATGTAGTAGAACTTCCGTCTACTGATCACCCATACTTACTTGTGGACACCGTTGTTCATAGACCTAGCCCAGGCATCGTATCCCCGCCCTTCATCCCCCAGGGCGCCTCTGTACCAATGGAACGGATGTGGTATCCTTCTGCCAGGGATATTGTAGTCAGAGTATGCCAGCTGCTAGGGAAAACGCCGCCAGCGGAGGTGGAATCTCATGCAAGCGACATCGCAGTACCTACAAGTGCTTTCTAGTGTGGACTTTCCAAAGGAAGTCGAGTTTGTCTCATGGAATGGGAATAAACTCACCTTGCGGATGAAACAGGACATGCCAACAGCAGAACGGGGGCACATGCTCTTGGAGTTGGAGAAGCGGCTGCATCGGGAGATAGACCCAGATGTGCAGGTCTTTCTACAGCCAAGAGGCGACATGGAAAAGCTACGGGTGAAGCTAAGGGGCGCGAAGGTCTAATGGTCATCGTAATTGAGCGACCTACCACCAGCCTCCGCATTATGGACGGCCACAAACTGCCCTACCACATTGACCGTGTAGAGCAATGGCGGCATGGAGAGCGACTGGCTCCCGTAACCATAGATATGGCGTTGACCCGCAAGTGTGACGCAGCTTGTAGCTTTTGTTACGCCATGCTCCAGGAAAATGACCGCCACGAGCTTACTTGGCCCATCCTATCCGATTTCCTGGATGACGCCGCTGAGATAGGGGTTAGAGCTATCAGCCTGCTTTCAGACGGCGAGAGTCTGCTATCCCGACACTGGGTTCCATTTGTGCAAAAGTGCAAAGCCCTTGGCATGGACGTGGCAGCAGGAAGTAACTGTCACACGCTCACACCTGACAGACAGGAGGTATCGCTACCCGCCCTGTCTTACATCCGCATCAACTGTCCTGCTGGTACTGAGCAACGTTATTGTGAAATCATGGGCGTTCAGCCCAAGTTCTTCCAACAGGTGCTCTCGAATATCCGCAACATGGTGGCTATCAAGAAGCGGAACAATCTGCCTGTTCAATTGGTGCTTCAGATGGTCTGCTTACCACAGGATGTTGACCAGGTGATTCCATTCGTAAGGCTAGGCAAAGAACTTGGCGTGGAAGCCTGCACCGTAAAGCACGTGGCGGATGATGAGGATGGCAACTTGGGTGTCAACTACGGAGCGGTCAAGGGAATGATACCCACGCTGCAAGAGGCACAGAAACTTGCCACGCCTGAGTATCAGGTCATTGTCATGTGGAACAAGATACTAGAAGGCATGACCAGGACATATCAGCGATGCCGTGGACCAAGATTCATGTTGCAGATAAGCGGTAGCGGACTGGTGGCTCCATGCGGCGATAAGTTCAATGACCGCTACGCCAAGTTGCACATCGGCAACATTACCGAGCAACGGTTCAAAGACATCTTCCACTCCGAGCGATACTGGGAAGTCATGGACTATCTGGTCTCTGAGGAGTTCAACGCACAACGCTCTTGTGGCCCCCTTTGTAGACAAGATATGATAAACCGTGCCCTTGAAAAGGAAGTAAAAGGGCTAGAGATAATCCAAGCGGCAACTGAACCAACAGTCAACTTCAACTTCATATAGCCATGAAACATATACCCATGAACAAAGACCATGCAGACAAAGCGCTCCTGCGCTTCAAAGGAGTGGCAGACGACCTTGGGTTGGACTGGTGCTTGTTTGCTGGCTCTGCCCTGGGCATGTACCGAGACGGACGGTGGATAACCCATGACGACGACATAGACCTGGCGGTAAAGGCCACGCCAGAGGAGTTGGAGAAGCTGTGGCCTGCGTTGTATGAAGCAGGCTTCAACCTTGGACGATGGTGCGAGAACGTGGACGGGACAAAGAACAGGCATATCTACTACGACCCCGACGTTCCCAACATCAAAGACGGCGGCATCCTGGTGGACGTGTTCTACACCTTCACCGACGACGAGGAGAACCTTACGCGTTTCTTTGACGCCGTGCCGTACAAGGACGAACTGTACCGTGTGCCGCACCCTGTCCAGGCGTATTTGCAACTGGCCTACGGCGAATGGTGGAATAAAGAGAACCGCAACGCTGCGATGGGCAAAGAGGGAGTGAAAGTTGGTAGCCAAACTGTGGTTGCCTAAAGGAGTTACTCAGGGTACGCCTAGTCTCCTGGGGCGTAATGTAGAGACTGGCAGTGCCGTTGTGTCCCATAGCTTCCGTTTTCACTCTGCCACGTACGGCAAGACACGTGAGGTACGGATACTAGCCGATGACTCCATGAGCAAGGCGCAGATAGAGGACATGGCCGCTTCTGCCCTGGAAACCTGGCTGATAGAATTGGAGGAGAAGCGGCAGCGCAAGGTGGGTAAACATGCCCCTGCAAGTGTTGCGGAGCGGCAGGAAGTGGGGAAGGCCATAAGGGAGTTCCGCAGCTATGCCGCTGCAAGACGTGAAAGCACCAACAACAAGACGTACTACCAAGGGGCGAAGTAGGAGAAACCAATGCCAACACCGCAGATGGATGTAAGAATAGTTCAAGCGGATGGGCAGATGACTGTTCAGGTCACTAACCCTCCCGTTGATGTCCAGGTCTTCGCCGCTTCTGGCACATGGACAAAGCCTGCGGGGGCTACAGTGGTTGAGGTTGTGCTGTTTGGTGCGGGCGGGGGCGGTGGCGGCGGCGTTGGTGGTGCAACTGGCACAGGTAGGCCCCCTGGCACAGGCGGCGGCGGCGGAGCCTGTAACAAGTGTACGTACAGGGCCTCCGACCTTGCCGCAACAGAAGCGGTTACTATTGGCGCTGGAGGGGCGCTAGGCGCTGGCGGTAGTAGTGGAAACGGGTCTAACGGAGATCAGGGCGGAGCTACCGACTTTGGAACTCGCCTTTACGCCTATGGTGGAGGTGGTGGCGCTGGCGGTTCCGTGGGCAATAGTCGGAGTGGGGGCACTGGCGGTGGAATAGGGGGTGGTGGAAATGTTGGCGCTGGGTCTGCCCAACTAGGTGGATTGCCTGCTAACACAGCCAACGAAACAGGAGAGGGATTTGGTGGGGGCGGCACAACTCCGGGATCTGCGGGTAAGGCTGCTGCTTTCGGCGGGGCAGGTGGTGGAGGCGGCAACGTTGCTGAGGGGCTTACTGGCGCTAGTAGTGTGTTCGGCGGTGCAGGTGGTGGTGGCGGTGGCCCAATAGATACAGATAACGTTGAAGATGCAGGTAAGGCTGGCGGCAGAGCAAACTCTATGATAACGAGTGGTGGTGGTGGCAGTGGTGGCGCTGTAAACGGCGGCGCTGGCGGCGCTGGAACAGCAGGGGATTCTACAAAGGGCGGAACGGGCGGTGGAGGTGGCGGAGCACAGGATTCCGGCACGGGCGGCGTTGGCGGAGCAGGTGGAGCAAATGGAGGTGGTGGGGGCGGAGGCGGAGGCGGAACATCTGTTGGCGGCGATGGTGGGCTAGGCGGCGATGGTGCAGTGTATGTCTATTCTTGGTAGGAGCTAACATGGCAATTCAACGCATGGCAGTGGTTGACGCAGAAAACAACGTGGTCAACGTCATTGTCTACGATACCGAAGGCAACTGGACGCCGCCAGAGGGCTGTATCCTTGTGGACGCTGAGACAGGTGGTGGGGTCGGAGACACATGGGACGGTGAGCAGTTGCTGCCTGTTCTTGGGCCAGAAGTGAAGAAACATTGGTGGAGCGCTGGGTGATGTTCTACAAGATAACCACAATTCTGGCGCTGATATTGGCAATAGCAGCCCTGTGGCAAAGCAGTAATGTCCAGGCTAGCCATCTGCCCAGTCTTGATGTTGAGCGGATACGGTGGATTGATGAAGACGGCAGAGTACATAACCGGATATGGGCGGGTGGTGCAAACTTTGTGGACGAAGTGAGTATCACCGCCTATGGCGGATGGGCTAACTGTCGGACCGAACTCAACTCCGCTCCCATGTTTGCGATTTGCAGCGACGTGACAGGCGACCCCTATGGTGGAGCCTCGGTAGCGACCTTCGAGGGGCATAGATACGGCGACCAGGGGTGGAACGCAAGCCCGCTACTGTACGGGATGCAGCCCAAGGGCAATCCTGGCGACCCTGCTGCCCTGCGAGTGGCGTTGTACTACGATAGAGTGTGCTTTGCGCCCGAAGGCAGCACCCAGCACTCCAACAACCTCGATGCCTGCGTAGAGCGGGTGGGCGGAAAGTACACCCCCGACTTGAAGTTCACGGCTGGCGGCAAATACGTGCTCTTATCTGAACTATCGGCGTTGCTAGGGAGATGAACGATGCCGCAGACCAAGGAAAAGAAATGGAAGCATCTCTCCTAAAGGTGGATGCTGTACATGGATATTCGCTAGAAATCTTGGAGGGCGAAAAACTCCTAGCCAGTGAAGGCTTCAAAGTTATAGATTCAAAGGAGCAATCAGATGCCGACTTTCAAAGTATACAACGCTAAGAGTCCTGGTAAAGAGCCGATTACAAGAGTGGAAGCGTTGACAATAAAAGAGCATGGTGGTGAAGAATGGCAACTCTCCACGCCAGCTAAGGCTAGTGAGACCAGTGGGTATCTTGCGGCGCTAAAGAGGGTGTCAAGACGGATTTCTGCACCCGTCCAAGAAGCGTCTGAAACATCGGAGCATCATCCTTCCAAAGAAAAAGCGGAAGAAGTCCCGTAAGGCAGATAAAGTGGGCAAGAAGAGGTAAGCCATGCCAAGTATACAGGGACGCACGAGGCTTCAGATTCGAGAGGCCATCGGCTACAACGTCCATGGCATGGAGCTTATCACTGCTGCTGCCAGCGGAAGTACCACTACCTTTCTGTCCGATATGCTATGGGGTGGAGCCGACGACCACAACGGCAAGTGGTGGGTAGGCACGGACACCCCCAATGCTGGCGTGTATGCTCGTGTAAAAGACTCTTCTATAACGAGTGACCGCACCACGCTCACGCTGTTCCCCGCTGTCACATCCACGCTTGCGGCTGATACCGCCGAACTGTGGGCCATGCGGTTCGACCCAAAGATGGTTGAGGAGTTCATCAACCAGGCCATCATTGAGGTCACGGGGCTGGTCTACGACCCAGAGGAGAGCGTAGCTTTGTTTGCCGATGGCAGGCAGAGTCGCTATGACATACCCACGCAGTTTGCCATGCTGAACGGCGTGGAGCTACGCAGCAAGGTAGAAAGCAAGCGCATCCACGCAGCAACGGCAGACTGGGATGAAGGTGGAGCGGTGACAGGCGTCACCCGTTCCCTGGATTCCAAAGATTACAAATCACCCCCAAAGGCACTCAAGTTTGCCATACTGTCCACAGCGGCGGCGGGGGCGATTCTAGGTAGCAAGGCGATTACCTCCCTCAACATCTCTGGCTATGACTACGTGGAGTTCTGGATAAAGAGCACCATAGCGACAGCAGCAGGAGACTTGAAACTTCACCTGGACGATACAGCTTTAGTTGCTTCTGCCTTAGAGATATTGAGCGTACCTGCCCTGGTAGCGGACACCTGGGCGTACGTGCGAATATCCTTGGCGAACCCTGAATTGGACACAGCCATCATCAGCATCGGGCTGGAATACGACGTGGACATTGGGGCCTGCACCATTTGGATAAACGACATCAAGGCAGTCAAGGATGACTCATCAGTTTGGGTTTCACTGGACAATCGCTCCTGGCGGGTGGACGAACTGAACCGAGACCTGATTCTAACCAACGGGGGCCGCTTACAGGCAGGATACCGTCTGATGAAGTTGAAGGGCGGTGACAAGCCTGCGCTCCTGTCTGCTGATTCAACGGCTTGTGAGATTGATGACCAATTTGTGATAGCCAGATCCACGGAGCTAACCCTGATAGCAGGTGGCCCCAGTGCCCAGAACGAAGCAGGCATTAGAGAGTGGCAGGCG